CGACCAGATTGAGAGTTTAGGAAACGAATATACTGTTAAGATACAAACAGAAGTAGATGGTACTAAAGTTATCGCAGGTTTTGGTTTAGCTAACAATACTGATGAACCGTCTGAATTTGTTGTACGTGCGGACAGATTTAAAGTCTTTGGGACTTCTGGAGCAGAGGGTATCTTTATGGTAGATACTCAAACTGGAGCTGTTTACTTTAATTCACAGCTCCTGGTCATCGGAGCAAGTAATGTGTACGAAGAAGGTTATGATCCCAGCTCTAAAGCTTCTCTGGAACTTTTAGCAGAGACAGCGCAAGCTGTCCAAGATGCAGCTGTTGAATTAGCTGAAATAAGTGCTCGTGCTTATGTTGATGGTGTAGTAGATGCAGAAGAACAAGCTAGAATTGCTGAGGCAGAAGCTAAGTTAGCGGAAGCTATTGCTTACGCGGACAGCGTAGCACAAGAACTTGAAGATGCGTTAAGCGGTGCAATTGATGATATAGATTCTAAATATAGTGAGACACATGAAGCTATAACTTCTACATTTACGTTTGGTGCTGAGGCTTTTACTATCCAACGAAGTGACAGCCCTTTTCAAGTGAGCATTTCTAATGAACAGTTAAGTTTCATCGACGGGCATGCTGTGGTGGCATATATAAACGGACAAAAGATGTACGTCACAGAAGCAGAAATCTTAAATGCAATAAAGGTCGGACAGCATAAAATTTGGAAACATGATGACGGTAAGACTACTTTGGTTGGCTGGGTTGGATAAGGCAGGTGAGATAAATGGCTATAACAATAACTAGTCCTTCTAACGCAAACTTAACCGACAGCACGACAAGTAAAACCATTACCGTCAGCGGCAAGACTTCGGGATCTACAATAGCTGCTAATATATCTGTCCACGGCTCAACGCTTGCTAGTGGCAGCACCACAGGCACTAGCCTGACACTTACGTACTCAAAGAATACGCTATATGATCTTTTAAACGGAAAGAGTTTATCGAATGCAGTGACATTGACTGTCTATGAAATAAAAGACGATGCTCCACTGGGGTATGCCACCCTTAAAGACGGGGACGTAACTATTACCGCTAGACTTAGCAACCAATCCTGGAGCACTATGGCAAATCCTTATGACTTGGACAACCCTACAAAAATTATCTCGAGCTGGACCCGTCCCCATGCCGCGTTCAGGGCAAGAGTCAAAGTTTATGTGAATGGTGTTCTTGTAATTAACCGTTATAACTTTACAACGAGTATAGGCTACACGCCTACGACTACCCAAATAAATAGTATGATTTCTGCAATGAAAGGCGTGTCTCCTGGAGCATTAAAAGTAGAGGTTATCACGCAGTTTAATTCAACTAGTGTCGTAGACCTCGAATCTACGGGAATGAGTTTAACTCGTTCTAGTGGGGTCGTTAAAGCATTCCCTGAACGCAGTGTATTAAGTTCTTTTAGCAACTTTACTATTGGTGATAATATTTCTTACACTATTACACAAGCAACCGCAGGAACTACGCATGATATAACTCTTAAAGTCGGCACTGCCACTATCTTTACTAAAACAAATGTTGGTGTAGGGGCAAAAACAGTTACGCCTACAGCTTCAGAAATAACCGCCATGTACAATGCAACAAGTAATGTAACTAGTGCTACTGCCACGTTAAGTCTGATCACTAAATTAGACGGGAAGCAAATTGGTTCTACACATAGCCGTACAGCTACAGCAACTGTAGGAGCAAATATTGTCCCAGACTTTACTGCAATAACCCACAGCGAGACAACAACCACTCCAGACGTAGCAGCTATTGTAGGTAAATATGTACAAGGCATATCAAATTTAACACTTGCTATTACAGGGGCTACGCCTGGGACCGGAGCAACAATTAAGTCATATCAGATTACACTTGGGAATACAGTTATTAATAGCAGTAGTGGGACTACAGGTGTTTTGACTTACAGTGGAAATGGGTTGGTTTTAAAAGGTAAAGTAACTGATTCACGAGGACGTGTAAAAGAGAAGACAGTTACAGTGGATATACTACCCTATGCTCCTCCTGTGGTATCTTCGTTTGAATTTTTGCGTTGTGATGCTGAAGGCGTAGCCAGTCCTATAGGCACTTATGTAAAGTTCCGTATCAAAGCTTCCGCTAGCTCTTTATGGGTGGATGGAGTAGAAAAGAACAGCTTAACTCTGAAATGCTACACCAAGCCTATAGTTGGAGCTGCATGGACTTTAAAGGACACTATCGAGCACACGAGTGTGTTCTACGAGGGCAGCACGGATCCCCTTCCTGGTTACGTCATAACAGAGAGTTTTGATGGTAGAGTTTTCGTCACAGATAAGTTTAATACGACAATAGCTTTTAGTAACATTAGTAGCGGAGTGTTAATGTCGTGGGGAAAAACCTCAGTTGCAATAGGTAAAGTAGTAGAAGACGAAACTCGTCTTCTCGATGTGGCAGGGGATATCTATGAGAATGGTGTAAGTCTTTCCTCGAAATATGGAATCCAGGACAGTGGAAGCAATGAAAATGGCAGCTATATCATATATAGCGATGGAACTATGGAGTGCTGGCATGAGATAAACCTCACTCGTGCAACCACCAACTCCTTGAATGCTGGATGGACATTTCCGATCCCCTTTTTATCCGGCACCGAGCCAGATGTCCAATTGACGCTTATTGACCCTTTGCTACGCGGCTCAATAGATACAGGGGGAATACAAGCGCTCCATTCTTTAACTATACGTAAATATCAGTAACGTTAGTGTTTGGTCACGAGCACAAGTTTCAAGTGGATATACTTGGACAGAAGGCGACAACCTATATGTCAAATGCCGGGCAATAGGCAGATACAAATAAAAAAAAAGAGAAACTCACACTCACAATGGTATTGAATGCAATGGCTGTAGAAAACGAGAATTTTAGAAATTCAGTATAGGAGGTGGGGGTGTTTGAACCCTATCGAATGGATCTTAAAACATCATCCTGGTACAAAAGTTACAAGTAATTATGGTGTAAGAGTGCACCCGATAGACAAGGTAGCTAAGATGCACTACGGCACAGATATTGGTGGAAAGCCTACAGGGTACACGTGGAAAAGTCCTTATGCAGGAAAAGTGCTGCATGTAGGCACTTATAGTGCAAGAGGACTTACAGTTGTAACAAGCATTGCTAACACTGAAGAGATGCAGTTGTTTCAACATCTTAATAGGGCATACGTCAAGGAAGGAGATATAATAAACCAAGGAAGCCCTATTGGGGAGAACGGAACAACAGGACGTGTGAGTGGTCCGCACTTACATTATTCAATTCGGAAGAAGTCTAACTCAGTGTTGGGTGCGGATTGGGGAGATCCTACAAAATATTTATATGGGGGTGAAGTATTGAAGACGCACACTGTAGTTAAAGGAGATACTTTAGCAAAGATTGCTGCGAAATATGGCGTTACTGTAAATGAGTTAAGACAATGGAATAATCGCACACCGGATCAGGACCGCAGTCTCAAAATTGGAACAGTTTTATTCGTCTCTGACCCTACACCTAAAGTATCTGAATGGGTATCTAAAGCTGATTTCGAACAACTAGTTAAACGTGTAACACTTTTAGAAAAAAAAGCAGCAGCAGTTAAAGCTAACCTATAGGGGGTTTTGACGATGTCAGAAGAAAAGTCAAAAGACTGGTACACTCCAAAAGACATCTACGAAATGGTCCAAGGCTTAAAAGAAGATATGCACCAGACAAGAATGGAATTGCAAGAGACTAGAGCTGCTATGGCCCATTACAACAACTTACGTAAGCAAGTTGCCCAGTGCCAAGCCGAAATTTTGACACTCCAGCAGCATTCTGTAGGTCAGAATATGGTATGGTCTAGAATACGTAATTGGACAGCAATTATTATCGCTGCCGCATCACTTATATTGGCTTACGCTAGAGGGAGGTAATACGGTGTTAGAATTTTTACAGCAGTGGTGGGGTTTGGTTGCAGTTGCACTTTTCGTTATCGCATCCGCAATATTTAATTGGCAGCACTTCAAAAAGAAACTTATCGAATTAATCTTTATTGCAGAAGAAACAGCACGTGAAAAAGCTCTAAAGACAGGCAAGGAGAAATTTGAATGGGTGGCTTCTAACGGTTATAAGTATGTTCCTTATTGGGCTAAAATCTTTGTTACCGAAGAAGTCTTTAGAGCACTCATTCAGAAAGTTTTTGATAATATCTTTGCTTGGGCTAAAAAACAAGAATTGGTCTAGGTAACTCTAAATTAAGATAACCCCTCTCTAATGGGGGAGGGGTTGTCCCTCTACATAAGGAGGTGACAGTATGAGAGACTTTTCTAAATGTCCACGTTGCCATGCCAGCACACAACCGGCCATCTCTTTTCAAGGCGGTCCGTCAGAGTTTTGGCTGGAGTGCACGCGTTGTAACACTTACATTAATACTTATATTCCTCAAGAGCATCAAGAAGCAGTACATCGGGACTCACATAGATTCGTAGGTAACTTTGGTGGTTATGGTTCTGGTAAGACTTTAACTTCTAGAGAAGAGTTATATAAGCACGCGTTTCTTACTCCTGCAGGTAATACGCTTGTTGGTGCCAATGTCCAATCTCAGTACGAACAAACAATTAAGCGCGATATAGAAGCAGACATCCCTTTAGCATTTGTACAGAAGTACTCTCAACAAAAACAATACATGGACCTGATTAATGGGCATCGTATTATGTTTCGTCCTTTTGACGATCCTAACAAACTACGTTCTTATAATTTAAGTATGTTCATTATTGTAGAAGCATCTGAGGTTAAGCCTGAAGTTTTTACTCAGCTCAAATCTCGTTTAAGAAATACAGCAGCTACAATTTCTAAATTCGATGAAGATGGCAATGTGATTTATAATACGACCCGAACGGGTGTTACGGTACCTGTTATTGATAAGGATTGGCGTAAAGGAATTATAGAGTCTAACCCTGATGCTGGTTGGATCCGTTCTGATGTGTTAATGAAAGCAGATGATATCGCAAAACATGGGAATGTGTTAGATGTGTACTCTGTTCTAGAAGATGAACGTGATCCTGCTATCTCTGCACATATTACTGCCACAGAACTGAATGAGTTTTTGCCTCCTACATTTGTAGCAGACTTAATTAAAAATAAACCTGCATGGTGGGTTAATCGTTTTGTATATGGAAGTTTTCTTTATGCTGAAGGACTTGTTTATCCGTCTGCCATGCGTTATGTAATTCCTTCCTTTGAGATTCCGCGACAATGGAAACGCATTGTTGCTTACGACTATGGTTTGTCTGACGACTCTGTGTTTTTGTTTGGAGCAGTTGACGAAATTCATTCTGTATTACACATTTACAAAGAGATACGCACAAACAACCGTAACGTTGAAGAATTAGCTAAACTGTTCTTTGAGGGTACGAAAGATATTCCTGTGGGGGGTTGGATATGTCCTCCAATTATAGACCCGCGTTCTGGACCTAAGCGGGACTATGAAAAGAAATCCTTAGCAGATCACTTCCTAGACTACGGGATTAACTTTCAACCTGGTTTTATAAATCTTGATGCACGTATTTACCGATTAAACACTTATTTTGAATCCGGTAAACTTCGAATACATGACTGCTGTAAAGGGTTGATCCAAGAGCTGCGGGACTATAAATTTGCTGCTTCTCGTTCAGACTCTACCGGTTGGAACGATAAGCCTGAAGATAAAAATAATCATGCTATTAACCCTCTGGAATGGATTGTCATGGAACTTCCTGCTGATCCGCGCAATCTTGTGTATGGTATTTACAATAGGCAAGGGGTTAATATACTTGCTCGTCCTGCACGTAGTACAGAAGCTACCTATGCTGAACATGTGCTTTCCGATACGCCTGAAGAAATTGCCGCCGGACCATTTGATATTATAGACTATAATTTCTAAGGAGGATACTGATGGACATTTTAATTGTATTTTTGCTTTTGGTGGTCGCTGTATGCTTGCTTTTTAACCGACCAATTAATATTGTCATACACCATAAGCACGGCCCAGCACAGGCGGCCCCCGAACCTGCAGAGCTGCCTGAAGATATCGAACAGCCAGTTATGAACTTAGACTCAGTTATCAGAGCTATTAATGATGTAATGGAGGTGGAACAGTATGGCCAAGAAGATTGATAAACCAGATTTGATTTCGATAAAGAAGTTAAAAGAATGGTATGACCTTTGTGTTTCTTATTACGCTCGTGAGCATAAGCGTATGCGCTTACTGGACGCTACAGACCGTGGCGAGTTATGGAAAGCAATCGGCGCTAAGTTCCCACCCTACCAAATTTTGCCTGACACTAATTTTATTAGTTATGTCAAAAATAATTTGCTTGCATCTATTTATACCGTAGTTAAGTCTGCGGAGATTCAACCCACTTCTGAAAAAGATGTTGAAATTACACAGCACTTAAATATTGCACTGGACCGTATTTGGGATTTGAGCAACATTGGATTCTATCAGTTTCAAGCAGGCGAACGAGCTGCGCTTTTAAACTTAGGCATCACTCAAGTAGGTTGGGACGATAAATTAACTGCTGGTTCTGGGGACAGCTTTTATAAAGGTAATGTTACTGTTAAGAATGTAGATCCAATTAAATTCATGCGGGATCCTTTTGCAACTAGTTTGGATACGGCAGAGTACTGTATGACGTATGAGCAGTACCATAAGTCTATTTTTCTAGAGGACTCTAAGTATCGCGAAGAATTTATGAAGTATGTAAAAAAGACTAGTGAATCTCACACTCCGCTGCAGATTCCACAACTAAAAGGACAAGAACGTATGGGACGTGCTGGAGCTAAAGATTACTATACGCTAGTTATTTTTTGGGTGAAGAATGGTGATAGAATTGACGAGATCCACACCATTGATGTGGAGCACATCTTATACTACAAAACTGACGTGCTTCCTCGTGTATTTCCTTTTGCAGAGCTATATTGTAACTTACCAGCTGGGGCTTTGATTGGCACTAGTGAATGTGCGAAAGTATTTGCTAATAATGTAGCTTACAACATCATGGATTCTATTGCTTTAACAGCAGAGTACAAAAACCAACGTCCTCCTAAATTTATTAGCTCTGAATCAGGATTGAACATTAATTCTTTTGCTAAACATGGTGATGACGCAGACAAAACTTTTGTAGTTCATGGGGATGCTTCTAGAGCTGTGCATTATCAGCAGTTCCCACCTATCACTCAGAATTTAATAAATCTTAAAAATAGCATGATGCAAGGCATTGAGCTTGTATCGGGTGTAGACGGACGTTACACCGGACGAGACACAGGTTCTATTATAACTACCGGCGGTACTGAAGAAATGTTAAATCGTGTAACTCTCATTGATACGCCTAAGCTGGCTAATTATGAAGCCTACGCAAAAAAGCTAACTAAATTAGTTCTAGCACATTTTATTGAATACGCTCCTGCGCGTAAGTATTTCTATAAGAAGCCTGATTCAACAAAATGGAGCACTATCGAAATCAAGTTCCCTGAAATTGATAAGGATACGTTGTTCAACTATGTAATTAATATTAGTTCAGAGTTGCCCAAGAACAAGCAGCGTATTGCACAGATGGCCAACATGCTTATGGAAAAACAAATGCAGTACGCACAACAAGGACAGCGGGTCCAGCTCATTACTGAAGAAGAATGGCTTATGTTCCAAGATTTACCTAATAAAGAATTTATGCTTGAACGTATGGGGATGCAACGCTTAGAAGACGCTACAGAAGAAGTTGCCCAAGTACTTTATCAGTACGCCGATCTTGTAAGGCAAGGTGCTAGCCCAGACGATGCTGTTTTAGCAACAGCACATTCGCTTAGAAAGAAGCGTATGGGGCAGATGTCTGAGGACGCTCCTATACCTGCGGTTGCCCCAGAAGGACAACTGCCGCCTACGGTGTAGGGTTGACAAGCAAATAACTAATGTGGTAAAATTAACCTAAGCAAGTTGGGTTCCACAGCCCTTAACTGTGTGTATATCTTGCGGCTCCGTGCATACCTCGCCACTATGTACACTAAGGAGTGATTAACCTGGCAGACATGAACGAGCTTTTAACTGCTTTTGGTGTAGACCCTGCTAAAGTTGCTCAAGCTTCTGGACAAGCCTCTGAGGAAGGTTCCTCAGAAACAGCCGAAGAAACAGCTGAAGAAGCAGCTGGGGAAGCAACTACAGCTACAGAGGGTACAGCACCAAAGCCAACTGGTGCTGATGATGGAGATAAGTCCACATCAGAAGGGGAGCCCACCCCAGCAGATCTTGAAGAGGCTAAGCGTGCCAACCGAGCAGCTCAAGCTTTTGCAGCCATGCGTGTGCAAAATAAACGGTATGAGCAGCTTATTAAAGGTATCGCGAATGTACTTGGCGTTGACACCAACACAAAGCCTGAAGAGTTGCAAGAGATTATTCAGCAGAAGATTATTGACGCTCAAGCAAAGCAGCAAAATATTGATCCTGCTATTTTACAACGTCTCCAAGTTTTGGAGGAGATGAATATGCAGTATCAGCAGGAAGAGAGACGTAGACAAGCTGCTCTTGGATTTCAGAGGGTTAAGGATCGGTTTCAGCTGGATGATAAAGCCCTTCAAGCTTTTGCGGATCAACTGGTGTCAGACGGACTCAATCCCTATGAAGAGCCTCTAGACCTTCCTACCCTGTATCTTTCTTATAACTATGAAAAGCTGATTGCTGCTGCAAGAGCTCAAGGGGCCCAGCAAGAAGCACAACGCGCCTTAAAAGCTAACACCCACGGCTCAACGCCACAGCAAAAGTCCGGACAACCGCAAGGAGATCCACCTAAAATTAATACTATTGCAGACCTAAACAAATGGTTTGCGCAAAACGCAGCCGCTAAAGACTAATACTTAACAAGGAGTGTGGAACCCAATGAAACTTAACGCAACCGCAGACATTAACACTTATGTAGAGCTAGCTGCTAAAGCTGGCGGAAATGTAATTAACCCTGAAATTTTTTACTCCAAACAGTTGCTCGACACTATTCGTTACAACGCTGATGATTATGTGTATTTCCGGCTAGCAGATGAGACTCCCATTCAAGAAAAAGCTGACGAAATTTTGATTCGACGTTGGGCACCTTTGCAAGCACACACTATACCGCTTGAAGAAGGCGTGCCTCCTAAGTCTGACAAAGGTTCTGTCGAAAAGTACAAGATTGCTGCTTATCAGTATGGTCGCTACATGGAGTTCAGTGATAAGGTAGACTTTAAGGTAGTGGACCCCATTATAGCACACTACACTAAAGAATACTCCTTAGTTGCTATGGAAACTCTTGACCTTTTAGCTAGAGAAGTGCTATTTTCCGTTGCTCAAAAATGGTACGCTGGTACAGCTGCAAACTTTGAAGAATTAACTCCTACATCTAAGCCTACTATGACGGACTTAAGGCTTATTGTATTGGCTCTAAAGAAAGCTTTGGTTAAACCTCGCTCTAATGGTCGATATCACGTCATTGCTGGACCTGAGTTTTACTATGATATGATTTCTGATCCTGTAGTAGAGAAGTATATGCAGTATAACCAAAGCACTAAGACTATGTACGACAACTCTATGCTTGTGCCTATGTTTGATATGGAGTTCTATGAAACTTTGCTTTGTCCGATCTCTTCAGAGTTTGTCAAGGACAATAAAGTGTACAAACGGTTGTACCGTGCAACTGAGAACGGTTATGAATTTGTTTCTCTAGCTGAAGATGCTAAATTATCCGATGGCACTACGCCTGTTGTTACTGTAGTAGATGGATACGTTAAAGACTCTCGTACTGGGGAGGATGCTTCTTATATCCCTGGACAAAAGATTTGGGATTTAGACGCTTGGAACGCAGAACAAGACGGGGACGACTATGTTGAATTTAAAGCACAGCATGTCTTGATTGTTGGTAAGGATGCTCTTACTCGCACTGGACTTACAGGAGAAGGACAAGTTAGAGTATATACCAAAGCAAAAGGATCCTCAGGGGTGCTTGACCCTATCGACCAAAGACAGTCTATTGGTTTTAAAATTAATTCCGTTGGTTTTGGGTCTACCCGGTTGGAGGCTATTGTAGACTACGTTTGTGTTCCTTCTCAAATTAACGTTGTTTAATGCTAGGAGGTAGCATATGGCTAAACGATCTTTAACTCCAGAAAAGGTTCCTGAAGCTGTGCAAGTAGAACCTGTACTAACTAATCAACAGGTTATGCAAAAAGCTGGACAGGAACTTAAACGTGCTGAGACACGACGCAAAGCCTTAATTAAACGCTACAAGGAAGAAGAAAAAGTTTCCATGTATCTTTCCCCCATGTATCGCCCATATTTTGGAAACGTCATGTCAGTCAGTATCAATGGAGTTACAATCTTTTTCAAGGTAGACGGTTCTATGCAGCGTGTGCCTAAAACATTTGCAGATGAGATAACTTCTCGGCGTATGCGTATAGATGCCATCTTAACTAAGCAAGGCAAGATGGCTAATATCCCTAATAACTTCGAAACCGCACCGGGAGAACTACGTATCTTTTAACTCCGACAGGGGAGGGGAATAAACTCCCCTCTCCGTTTTATTTTTATAGGGAGGTGCACGTATGCTACTAAATGAGTTAGTTAAAAGAGTAAATGAGCATTTAGCTGGAGAGCTTTTTAACTATGAAGAATTAAAACTACATTTGGATGCTGTCATTGACGATATTAACAATCGTCTAAACTCCACGTATCCTACTTTTTCAGAGTTTACACAGGACGCGTACCCAGAGTATCCTAATTATAATTTCTTTCCAGATAAATATTTACGAACAGTCGTCGCTGTAGGGGCTGCGTTCTATTTTTACGTAATGGACGAAGAAGGTGCAGAAGGCGCTGTTCAATACAACTTAATGTATCAAAGAAATTTATTCTATATGGAACGTGACTACAGCCACCAAGTACCTGAAGAGTACCGTTCAGATAGTCAAGGTGCTTTAGATACGCCAGAAAAAACAGGGATTGTAGCGTTCTATGACGATCTATGTGTCTAAAGGAGGGGTGTAGTTATGGATTCTACTACAAAGTTTTTTAAAAATTATAAACGACAACGCCGTGTTCTTTTAGCTGAAGAACGTTTTAACGCGGGAATGTACTACACTGATGCTCCTTTAGCTCCGGGCTTTGTTAAGCTCATGGTAAATTATGATTTAAAAGACAAAGGTGCAAGCCTTACGCCTAGACCCAGCTTAAAGCCACAGTCGTTGGCTTTGCATCGCAAACTACAAGAACTAACTACTTTGTCTTATACTCCATATGCAGATGATCTGATGTTAGCTGCTGGACGACAATGTACTGAAGTTAATAATAAAACTTATCAACAAATAATCATTGGGCAGCCTGAGTTAGAAGCAGTTCCAAATACAAATCTATATCGTGGCGGTCTACGAGTAGCTACTGCATATGCCCCTTCAGACTACTATGAAAGTGAGGCAGGACTTCACGAAGCTTTTTCACCTTTTATTAGTGCTCAAGATTTAGTAATCAAGTCCTTAACTACAGGTGGCACATACACTTCGTTTAAACGTCCTAAGGCTGTGC